GACTTCAAGCTGCCGAGCCGCAAGGTCGATTAATCCGCGCCACAAAATAGACATGCGCCGTTTTGTGGCGCGAGCACGCTGATCATGCGTTCAGCCAGATTAGTGAAGCACTCGACCGGGGACCGGTTGAAGCTGATCCCTTTCGTGGATGACTCCGCGCGCTGCTTTGGTAATTACATCTTGCTGAAGCTGATTAACCTGCATGGTGAGGACACGAACGGCAGTTTGATAAACAACTGATCCGGACGCCACGGGATGCTCCTCCAGTAGGCCTTCAAGCTTCTCGGTTAGCAAAACGCACCTGTCTATAAGCTCTTCGATTTCTTTCATCACGGTTTCTCCAGATCTTTCCGCTACGACCATCCGGGCGGAATGTCGTTCCGACGACCCCGCGGATGCGCCGATTTCATTGCGCGAGAGAGCTAATCGAACATGGCCAAGCAACCCTATACACCATGCAGGCTGTATGTCGACGGTGCCGACGGCATTGCAGTCAGTGATTTCATAACCACTGCTGCCGGATCTGCCTATTTGGTGCAGACGCTGCGTGTGAGCCGCACCCGGCCAGAGCGAAAGTACATGGGCTGCTTGCGCTGGCCCATCGCCGAGATACCCGCCGATGCGCGGTGCTACCAGCTGACCTGGTACAGGAGGTGAGCAATGGCCTGTAGTGGATGCGCCGCTCGGCGCGAGTGGATCAACAAGTGGACAAAGGTGGCGTATGAGCGAGCAGCAAACCTATTCGCAACAAATCGAGCAGCTGAGCCCGAAGAAGGGCGACCTGTTGGTGGTCAGCGTTCCGTTCCCGATCAAGACGGAGGTGCGCGAGCGACTGACTCAACACCTGGCAGGGACAGCTGATCGACTCAAGTGTGAGCTGATCGTGCTTGAGGCGGGCATCACCGCCCAGCTGCAGCCAAGCGTCAGCGACTTACTGGACGAACAGCGCAAACAGACCGCACTGCTGGAGCAGATCGCAACGCAGAACCTGGCACTGATCGAGGCGCTGGCTGACGGTGACGATGCTGACCCTGAAGCTGAACCGCGGTCCTACCTGGATGGCACGCCATGCCGTTAAGGCCGCAGCGCCCATGTAGAGCCCAAGGCTGTCGATCGCTGCACCGCAATGCCAATGGTTACTGTGACGGCCATGCCGATCTGGCTGCCGAGCAGGCCAAAGCCTGGGCTACACGCAAGGGCTCAGGTCGTGGCGGCCGGCCATGGCGTCGGCTGCGTGACCGCATCCTCAAGCGTGATCAGTACCTGTGCCGGTGCGACGACTGCACCAGGCTGGAAAGGATTCGCGAGGCAGATGAAGTTGACCACATCGTCGCGCTGGCCCACGGCGGCACGGACGATGACAGCAACCTCAGGGCCATCAACCACGACTGCCACAAGGTGAAGACCCAGCGAGAGTCAATAGGGGGTGTACGTGGCGGCTGAAACACGTCAAAACCCCGATTTCTGCGCGTTTTTAGGGCAAAAAACGCCCTGAGGGGGTGGGGCACCCTCAAAGTCTGGGCCTTTTAGCTCGGACACCGCGCCCTCAGCCTTTTTTCCATTTCCGCAAAATTCAGGTTTCCAAAATGGCCCGACCGCGCAAGCCGACGAACGTGCTTGAGCTGACGGGTGCGTTCAAGAAAGACCCCCAGCGGCGCCGCGAGGATGCTGAACCGGTGGGCGAGCTGACCGCCCCGCCGGCTCACATCAATGGAGCAGTGCTCCACGCCTGGAAGGAGATCGCGAAGTACGCCCCGCGGGATGTGCTGACCAACTCCGACCGACTCAGCCTAGAATTGGCCGCGAACCTTTTGGCCCAGTTCCGTAACGACCCCCTCGATTTCCCTGCCGCCAAGCTCGTGCGCCTGGAGGCCATGCTCGGCAAGTTCGGCATGACGCCGGCTGACCGGTCCAAGGTGGGCGGGGGTAAAAAAGACGCGCCGAAGGGCAATGCATTCGCGGAGCTGTAATGGCCAAGGTGATATTTCCGCTGATGAAGGCGGCAGAAAAGTACGCCAAGGATGTCGTCGCCGGGAAGATCCTCGTCTGCAAATGGATTCAGCTACTGGCCAAACGTCACCTCGATGACCTGGCTGCCTCCAAGCGCAAGGATTTTCCGTACAAATTTGATCCAGCCAAGGCGGAGAAGGTCGCCAAGTTCCTGCAGCTTCTGCCGCACACCAAGGGTAAATGGGGCGGAAAAAAGCAGCTGATCAAGCTGGAGCCCTGGCAGCTCTTCTCGGTTTGCGTGCCGTTCGGCTGGGTTCGCAAGAAGGATGGCACCCGGCGTTACCGGACGATTCTGGTGTTCGTGCCTAGGAAGAACGGCAAATCGATCATCGGCGGCGGTGTGGGTCTGTACATGTTCGTTGCCGACGGAGAGTTCGGCGCCGAGGTCTACTCGGGTGCGACCACAGAGAAGCAGGCCTGGGAGGTGTTCAGGCCGGCCAAGCTGATGGTCGAGCGTACCGATGACTTGCGGGAGCACTATGGCGTCGATGTGAATGCCTCGAACATGGTCGTCCTGGCCGATGGGTCGCGCTTCGAGCCGGTCATCGGCAAGCCTGGCGACGGATCTTCGCCGTCCTGTTCGGTGGTCGACGAGTACCACGAACATCAAGATTCTACGCTCTACGACACCATGGAGACCGGCATGGGCGCCCGCGAGCAGCCCATTATGCTGGTCATCACCACTGCGGGCTCCAGCATCGGCGGGCCGTGCCACCAGCTGATACGCGACTCGGAACGGATGCTGGAAGGCGTCATTGAGCGTCCGGATCTCTGGCCGGCGCTCTATACCATTGACCATGGTGATGACTGGACCAGTGAGATCGCGCTGCGCAAAGCGAATCCGAACTTCGGTATTTCGGTCGGCGAGGACTTCCTGCTGGCCCGCCAGCGTGACGCGATGCAGTCGGCAACCAAGCAGGCTACCTTCCGCACCAAGCACCTGAACGAGTGGGTGGGCGCCAAGAATGCCTGGCTCAACATGCTGCGCTGGAAAGAGGCCCCGGCCAGAAAGAGCCTTGCAGAACTGGAGGGCCGTCCCTGCTACGGCAGTCTCGACCTGGCGAGCAAGATCGACATTGCTGCGAACCTGCTGATCTTCCCGCCCAATGGCGACGATCCGTTCTGGCATATCCACGCCAGGTACTACCTGCCAGAAGCGCGGGTGCTGGAGGAGCTGGACAGCAACACCGCGCGGTACCGCGAGTTCGATGCTCTCGGCCTGCTGACCCTGACCGACGGAGAGGTCACCGACTTCGAAGTCATCAAAGAGGACATGCGCGAGTTTGCCGGTCGCTTCGACATCCGGGCCTACGCCTACGACCCGTGGCAGGCCACCCAGCTTGCTCAGGAGATGGACGCCGAAGGATTGCCGATGGTTGAGCTGCGTCAGACGGTGCAAAACCTGAGTGAGCCCATGAAAGAGGTTGAAGCCCTGGTGTTGCAGCGAAAGCTGGCCCACGGTGGCTGCCCGGTGCTGACGTGGATGGCCTCGAACGTGGTGGCGAAGCTGGACGTGAAGGACAACATCTACCCCAACAAGGAGCGCCCGGAGAACAAGATCGACGGCATGGTGAGCCTGATCACCGGCTGCGCCGTGGCCATCAAGCTCGGTATCGATGACTCCGGCCACTTCGATGACTTTCTTGCCAGCCCGATCGTGGTTGGCTAACGGGACTACCTATGAAAACTGGCCTGATCATCTTTCTGGTGCTTGCCGCCGGCGGCTTGCTGCTGGGCGTCGCTGGTGTATACGTGCTGGCCGGCTTGGGTTACGCGCTGCTGGCCGCTGCCGGTTCGCTACTGATCGCCGCGGGCTTCATTCGCAAGGGGTTGATCGGTGGCTAAATCACTCACGCAGATCCTCGGCCAGGCCCTGGTGAAGTCGGCCGAGCCGGGAGCGGCATCGAGCCTGGCGGGATGGGCGGGCCGCAAGATCGGCCTAACCGACTCCGCCTTCTGGAACACCTTCTACGGTACCGACTCGGCCTCAGGGAAGGTGGTCAGCCAGCAGACGGCGCTCCAGCTCTCGACTGTTTGGGCATGCGTGCGCTTGATCGCTGAAACCATCGCCACGCTGCCGATCGCCTTGTACGAGGACAGGAACGGTGCGCCGGTGGTGGCGAGCTCTCACCCGGTCAACTTCGTCATCAGCCAGCAGCCCAACGCCGACCAAACCCCCGTGGAGTTCTGGGAGAACGTGATGGCTAGCCTGCTACTGCAGGGGAATGCATTCTGTGAGCCCCACCAGAGCGGCCGTGCCTTGACGAGTCTGGAGTTCCTTCTGCCGCAGAACATGTCGCCCCCGCGGCGCCTGGCGGACGGCTCCATTGAGTACCGCTACACCGACAACTTCGGCAAGCCTCACACGTTGACCGAGGATCAGATGGTGCACGTGCGCGCTTTCGGCGTAGACCCATTGTGTGGTCTCTCGCCGTTGGCCTATGGCCGGCAGGTTCTGGGCTCAGCCATGGCTGCTGATGAGTCGGCGGCGAAGATGTTCGCCAACGGCATGAAGCTGGGCGGCGTCCTGTCCACCGACCAGATCCTCAAGCCGGACCAGCGGAAGGACATCCGCGAGGACATGATCAAACAGTTCTCCGGCGCAACGAACCACGGCAAAACCATGGTCCTCGAGGCTGGCATGAAGTACCAACAGGTCTCCATGACGCCGGAGGATGCCCAGATGCTGCAGACCAGGGCGTTCAACGTCGAGGAGATTTGCCGCTGGTTCCGAGTGCCGCCGTGGATGGTGGGGCACACGCAGAACTCCACCAGCTGGGGCACTGGCATGGAGCAGCAGATGATCGGCTTCCTGTCGTTCACCCTGCTCCCCTGGATCAAACGCATCGAGATGTGCGCCAACCGGCGTCTGCTTCGCCCCGATGAGCGCCGTCGCTTCTACGTGAAGTTCAACCCGGAAGGGCTGCTTCGCATGGACAGTGCCGCACGGGCGGCCTTCTACAGCTCGATGACTCAGAACGGGATCTACACCCGGGACGACTGTCGGCGCAAAGAAAACTTGCCGCCGGAGGGTGGTAACGCGGCAAAGCTCACCGTGCAATCCAACATGCTGCCGATCGACAAGCTGGGCGAAGACCCCGGCGGCGCCAACCAGGCCAAGGCGGCGCTGCTCGACTGGCTCAACGACCAGCCAAGAGGTAACACCCCATGAGACACAAGGATCGACTGGCGGCGGTCAAGTACCGCTCCTTCGACTATGACGTAAAGGCTGTCGGTGAAGACGGCCTTTTTTCTGGCTACGGCTCGGTGTTCGGCGTGGTCGACAGCTACAACGAGGTCGTCGCGCCTGGCGCCTTCCTCGAATCGATCGAGGACGCCAGGGCCAAGGCACGAACCTTCCCAGTGCTCTGGCAGCACCGCACCGGCGAGCCTATCGGCAGCTGGGACATCGGCAGCATGAAGGAAGACGACCGAGGGCTGTTCGGCGCCGGCGAGCTCTGGCTGCAGGACGCCCCGTATGCGCGCATCGCGTACCGCGGAATGCAGACCCGCTCGATCACCGGTTTGTCGATTGGTTACTACGTCCGAGAGTCGAGCTTCGACGAGAAGACTCGGATCAGGACGCTGACCAAGCTGGACTTGATCGAAATCTCCATCGTCACGGTGCCGGCCAACGACGAGGCGCGAACCGACACCATCAAATCGAAGCTTGCCCACGGCGGCCTGCCTTCGATGCCGGAATTTGAGCTGCTCCTGCGCGAGGCAGGCTTCTCGAAAACTCAGTCCGCGGTGATTGCCAACCGCGGGTTGCAGCACCTGCTCCGGAGCGAGTCCGAGGGCGACCTGGCAGCAATCGAAATCGTCGAGGCGCTGAAGTCGCGCCCGGCACTTTCTCTCCCATCGTTTTGAGGATTCATCATGCATAACGCCATGAGCAACCAGGCTCGCTCCGAACATCGCCAGTTCCAGCGCAAGGAGCACGCCGAAGACAAGCTGCAACTGAAAGCGGTCAACGACCTGCTCGATGAGCGCGACAAAGAGATCAAGGCGTTCGCCGCCAAGGCCACTGAAGAGATCAAGTCGCACGGCACCATCCTGGCCGACACCAAGACCATCCTCGATGGCCTGGTGAAGGACGGCTTGGGCCTGCAGGACCGGCTGCAGGAGATCGAGCAGAAGATGGCCCGCCGCTTCTCCGCCAATGATCCGGTCGACTTCAAGTCGGCTGGCGAGGAGCTGACCGAATGCGACGACTTCAAGTCGCTACAAACTCGCGGTCGCGGCATCGTTCGCGTAGGTCGCAAGGCCGTGACCAACATCACCAGTGCTACCACCGGTACCGGTGGCGTCGGCGTAGGCATCCAGCCGACCCGCGTGCCCGGCATCGTGGTGGGCCCCGAGCGTGAGTTCACCATTCGCGACCTAATCATGCCAGGCCGCACCGGCTCGAACGCGGTCGAGTTCGTGCAGGAAACCGGCTTCCAGAACATGGCCGCTCCTCAGGCGGGTGAGGGCGCCGCGAAGGCCCAGTCCGATCTGTCCTTCGGCCTGAAGACCACCAACGTCATCACCATTGCCCACTGGTTCCGCGCTTCCAAGCAGGTGCTGTCGGACATCCCGCTCCTGCAGAGCTACATCAACGGCCGCGCGATCTACGGCCTGAAGTACAAGGAAGAAGAGCAGTTACTGGCCGGCGACGGCACCGGGCAGAACCTCCTGGGCCTGATCCCGCAGGCTACCGCGTTCAACGAGGCGCTGCGCAAGGCCGGCGACACCAAGATCGACACCCTGCGCCGCGCGATCCTGCAGGTCCGCATCGCCGAGTACCGCGCCTCGGCCATTGCCCTGAACCCGGTCGACTGGGCGGACATCGAGCTGACCAAGGACGCCAACGGCTCCTACATCTGGGTGAACGTCCAGGAAGGCGGCGTACAGCGCCTGTGGAAACTGCCAGTGGTGGACAGCAATGCAGTGCCGGAAGGTGAGTTCCTGGTAGGCGCGATGAACATCGCGGCACAGGTGTTCGACCGCGAGGAAGCGGCTGTCGAGGTCTCGACCGAAGACGGTGACAACTTCCGCACCAACATGGTCACCATCCGCGCCGAAGAACGCCTTGCCTTGGCGGTGTACCGCCCCGAGTCGTTCGTCCACGGCGAGTTCGAAGCCACCCCGTAATCAGCCCAGGAGCACGCCCGGGAAACCGGGCGTTACTGCATATGCCAGACGTGAAAGTCAAAACCATCAAGGGCTTCAACAATGGTGGCCAGTACGCCAAGCGCAACACGGAAATCACCGTCGATGAGCTGCGCGCCCGTGACTTGCTGCGCAACGGCCTGATTGAGGAGTACGACGTGAAGAAAGCCCAGGAGCCGGAGAACAAGAAAGCGCCGGAGCCAGCCAACAAAGGCGGCAAGGGCACGGCAACCAAGCCGAAGGAGTGATCTATGTCCGTTATCGCTATCGACTTGGCCATGCATCACCTGCTGGCCGAGCCTGAAGACCAAGCGCTGGTCCAGGCGCAGCTCGATGCGGCGGAAGAAGCGGCGATCCAGTTCCTCAACCGCCGCTTCTACCTGGACCAAGTGGCGCTAGACGAAGCCCGCGCCGGCGTCTCTGCTGCCTTGCAGCTAGCCAAGGAGGCGAATACCGCGGCGATTGCTGCTGCTGAGGCAGAGCAGGACCAAACTCTGCGCTGCCGCCTGCTCGACCATGCACGGCAGGCTCTGGCCGATGCCTATGACAAGGCTGACGCCGTCGCCTATGGCATGGTGCTTAATCCTGCGATCCAAGCGGCATGCCTGCTCAAGCTGGGCCACTTGTTCGCCAACCGTGAGGAGGTTGTTACCGGGTCGACGGCTGTCGAGCTTCCGCTCGCGTCCCAGCACCTGCTGATGCCTTTCCGCATCCGGATGGGTGTGTGATGCAGGCCGGCAGGCTGCGGCACCGCATCGACATCCAGGAGTTGAGGCCGGTGCGTGACCCGGTGACCCTGGAGTTCGGAGAGCCGGAATGGGTCACTCGCTGGGAGAAATGCCCAGCCAGTGTCGAAGACCTGTCGGCCAGAGACTTCATCGCGGCTCAGGCCGGCCAGGCCCAGGCCACCGGCCGGATGGTTATCCGGTATCGCCCTGGCGTGCTACCTACCATGCGCATCCTGTACCGGGGCGAGGTTTATAGCATCGTTGGCCCTCCGCTGGCCGATGCCAAGTCTGGTCTGGATTACCTGACGATATTGGTCGAGAAGGGGGTGAAGGATGGCTGACGGCGTCGAGTTCAGCATTCTCGGCCTGGACAGCCTGCTGGGTAAGCTGGGCGAGGTCAGCATGGACGTTCGCCGCAAAGGTGGCCGGGCCGGACTGCGCAAGGCCGCCCAGGTGGTGGTGCAAAAGGCAAAGGCAGGTGCTGAGCGAATTGACGACAAGGCCACTGGCCGCTCGATCTCGGACAACATCGCATTGCGCTGGAACGGGCGATTGTTCAAGCGCACCGGCGATCTGGGCTTTCGCATCGGAGTGCTGCACGGCGCCGTACTCAAGGATGGCGGCGACCTCAGCACAAACGCCCCGACGCCCCACTGGCGCCTGATCGAGTTCGGCACCGAGAAGATGCCGGCCGCGCCGTTCATGCGCCCAGCCCTGGCCGACAGCATCAGTGAGGTAACCAACACCTTCGTCACCGAGTACGAGAAGGCAATCGACCGCGCCATACGGCGCGCAGCGAAGAAGGCGGCACGCTCATGACACCACCGATTGTGCAGGCCTGCCTGCAGAGCTCTGCCGTGACAGCGCTGCTTGGCGTTGGCACCGATATGCGCCTCTACTCGTTCGGGGAAGCGGAACAGGGCGTGGCCAAGCCATATGCCGTCTGGCAGATCGTCAACGGCAGTCCCGAGAACTACCTGGCGGGCCGTCCTGATGTCGACAACGTGACCTTGCAGGTCGATGTGTACGCCACCACGGGCGACTCAGCTCGGCAGGTCCGTGACGCCATCCGTGACGCGATCGAGCTGGACGCCTATGTCACCCGCTGGGGCGCCGAGGGTCGCGATCCCGAAACAAAGAATTATCGAGCCAGCTTCGACGTGGACTGGATGGTCCACCGGTAGAACTGCACAAACCCCAATAGCCCGCCCAGTGCGGGTTTTCTTTTGCCCGCAATTGGAGAAACCCATGGCGATTCTCGCTCAGGGTACCCAGGTCTATGCCCTGGTGCCCACAGCTGCAAACCGTACCGTATTCGAAGTCATGGAAGTTGAGTGCGCCACCGCTTTCAGCCCAGGCGGCAACCCCGCTGACCAGGTTGAAGTGACCTGCCTCAGCGACACCGTGCGTAAGTATCTGCGTGGCCTTCGCACCCCGGGCCAGGCTTCGCTGACCCTCAACGTCGACCCACGCAACGCCTCGCACGTGCGCCTGCATCAGATCTCGGAAGACGACACGATCGAGAGCATTCGTTGGGTGGTCGGTTGGTCTGACGGCAAGGGCATTAAACCCACGGTCGGCGTCGCCGGCGCGCTGGCGGCCATTGAGCTGACCAATGGCGGTACCGGCTACACCTCGGCTCCGACCGTTGCGTTCTCTGGTGGTGGCGGCACTGGCGCTGCTGCAACTGCGATCGTCGCTGACGGCAAGGTGGTTGGGTTCAATATCACCAGCGCCGGTACCGGGTACACCAGCAAGCCAACCATCAGCTTCACCGGTGGGGCTGGCACTGGCGCCGCTGCTACTGCGGTCCTGGGTGATGCGGATGATTTCGTGCTCCCGCCCACCCGCACCTGGTTCCTGTTCGACGGCTATGTGGCTGACTTCCCGTTCGACCATGCCGCTAACGCAGCGGTAACAACTGCCGCCACCATCCAGCGCTCTGGCGGCTCCGCCTGGATCCCCAAGACCACCAACGCCTGAGGTAACCCATGAAGTTGACACTCGACGCGCTCAAGGGCGCTGGCTCGTTCACCGGGCGCCCGGTGGAAAAGGAAATCAAGTGGCGCCAGAACGGCACCGACTTCACCGCCATCGTCTACGTCCGCCCCCTGGGCTACCAGACGGCGGTCAGCGACGTGATCTCGGCGGCCAGTAAGCATGACAGCATTGCTGGTCGCATCGCCGCGTCCATCTGCGACGAGCACGGCAACCCGGTGTTCAGCAGCCCACTGGACATTACCCACGGCCCACTCGACCCGGTTGAACTGGAGAAAGACCCGGAGAGCACCAAGCGCCTAGGCTCTCTTGATGGCGACCTGTCCGTCGCGCTGCTGCTAGCTATTCGGGAGGTCAACGACCTGGGAAAGACGAAGAGCTCACCGAGCTCGACGAGCTCTGGCACGAGCTCGTCCTCTCCGGCGTCGGGGGCTCGACGATCGCGCAAGCCAAGGAAAACCTGAGCCTTCGTGAGTTCAGGTCCTGGGAGAAGTACAGGCAGCGCCGCGGCTCGCTCCACATCGGAATGCGGGTGGAGCGCGCCACCGGCCTGCTGGCCATGATCTTGGCCAACCAGGCGCGTGATCCCAAGAAGCGTCCGGTGCCGTACACCATTGCAGATTTCACCCCGCACGATCAGGACGACAAGCCGATCTCACTGGAGGACGCCAAGGCAACCTGGGCGTAAGCGTTTCCGTTGTCTACCGCTGGGGTGGTAGATTGGCGGCTTTCGACCAAAGGGATTGGCCATGGAATTAATCACCGGCACCTCTTATTTGATTTTGGCTGTATCGTTTGTGTTGTACTTTCTCCCTATGATGATTGCTTTCAAGCGGCATCATGAGAATTACACCGCGATTTTTATGTTGAATCTGCTTTTGGGATGGACGGGTATTGTGTGGCTCGTTTGCCTGATATGGGCATTCATAAGCAAGCCAGTTCCAGTTGGGCAGGTTCAGAGAATCGGTAATTCGTCTAGGTATGAAGAGCTTGAGAAAATTTCGGCTCTCCGAAGCAGCGGGGCTTTAACTGCTGAGGAGTTCGACCGAGAGAAGTCTCGAATACTCAAGTGAAATGGAAACCCGCCAAGTGCGGGTTTTTTAATGTCCGGAGAAAATAATGGCGTCAAGATCTCTCGGCACTTTGACTCTTGATGTCATTGCCCAAGTAGGCGGTTTCGTTGCCGGCATGGATAAGGCCGAGCGCAGTTCAGAAAAGTGGCGGAAACAGATCGAGAAGAATGCCAAGGCAGTAGGTACAGCTATCGGCGCTGGCCTGGCGACTGGCATCACCGCCTTAACCGCAATGACAGTTTCGGCCATCAATTCCGCCTCGGAGATAACCAATTTAGCGTCGGTCGCAAACGTCAGTACTACTGATTTCCAAAAGCTAGCAGTTGGGGCCAAAACTGTAGGTGTTGAGCAAGACAAGCTTGCTGACATCCTCAAGGACGTGAACGACAAGGTAGGTGATTTTCTAAACACCGGCGGCGGAGGGATGGCGGATTTCTTTGAGCAGGTCGCGCCCAAGGTCGGCGTCACGGCCGATCAGTTTCGGAACCTAAGTGGCAGCCAGGCTCTGGGGTTGTACGTGTCCACGCTTGAGAAAGCGAAGGTCAGTCAATCGGATATGACCTTTTATCTTGAGGCCATTGCGAGCGACGCGACAGCGCTTTTACCGCTTCTAAGGAACAATTCCGAAGGATTCAAGCGTTTCGGTGATGCTGCCTCCGCTGCCGGCTCCATCATGGATGAGAAAACTATTCGTGCGGCCCAGGAGCTGAAGGTTGCTAACTGGCTGGTCGAGCAATCCATCAGTGGACTGGGCAATCAGATCACAAGCGCCATGCTCCCGACCTTGGCAAATTTTGCAACGCGGTTGAGTGATACGACCATAAATGGTGTTCTTGCCAAGCGCGTCTCTGATGATCTCGCGGCAAGTTTCAGGGCGCTTGGAAAGTTCGCCGTGGGCACCGTTGCTGGAATTCACTTGCTAGGTATCGGCCTCAAGACATTATCTGATGTCGATAATGCGATGGTCGGCGGCGACGACGCCAAGTGGTACGACCGATACCTGCCACCAGTCAGGATCTACAACGCCTTTAAAAACGTCGATGCAATCGGAAAGACGATTAGCGGTGCAAAGGCCCAGATGGACGGCCTGGCTACGGGGTATGGCAGCCTCATAGCATCTTTCGATGAGAAGCCTGGGCAGGGAAGCACTAACCAGATCAAAGAACTGGCTGACCTCCTGGCAAAGCTTCGGGAGGGTCAAGCTGGCAGCTTCACTGCGCTGACGACAGACCAGCAAGCAGCTGCAAAGGCAGCAGAAGCCGCAGCGAAGAAGCTATTGGGCCAGTTCGACACAGCAGAAGAAGGCTACAAACGCCAGATCGCCCTGATCAACACTGAGACCGACAAACGCAAGGAGGCCACCGAGGTGGCCAAGCTCCAGTTCGAACTGGAGTCTGGAAACCTCACGGGCCTGAGCGCCAAACAGCAAGAGCGCCTGAAGGGCCTGGCCGCTGAACTGGACCAACTGAAGAAACTGAAGCAGGCCAAGGAAGACGACAAGGAAGTCGCCGGGTTTGATGCCAGCGTCAACCGGCAGCTGGATATTGACCAACGCGCCCTCAACTCACCACTGCTGAACGCCTACAGCGGCGACGAGATGAAACAGCGGGCGCTGGACCTGCTGTCGATTGAGCAGGACTACCAGGACCAGCTGGAGGACCTGCGGCAGCGGCATGAGGCCGGTGATGTTTCGGATTCCGTTTACGAACGCGAAACAGACATCCTCAACAAGGCGCTGAGCGAGCGCTTGGAGATGCAGCAGAAGTATTACCAGGATGTGGACCAGCTGCAGCAGAACGGCACGGCCGGCTTCATCAGTGGGTTTGCCTCGCAGGCCGAGGCAGCATCGGACCTGTACAGCAATATGCAGAGCGTGGGCGCTTCTGCTTTCGGCTCTTTGACCGACATGCTGGCCGATTGGGCTGAGACCGGAAAACTCAGCGTGAAAGACTTCGCCGCTACGTTCATTCAATCCATTGGCCACTCCCTGCTGGCATACGCTGCCGCCCAGGTTGCCCTGGCGGGGCTGAGTGCCTTTACCGCAATGATCGGGGTTCCCTTCGTAGGGCCGGCGATCGCGCCAGGTGCTGCTATTGCGGCAGCAGCAGCGGCGGGGGTGCTGGCGATTGGCGTGGGGGCTGCGATTTCTGGCCAGGCCCACGCCGGTATCGACAATATTCCCAGCGAGGGCACCTGGTTGCTGGATGGTGGTGAGCGGGTCCTGAGCCCGGCGCAGAACCGGGATCTGACCGGTTATCTGCAACGCGCCAACAGCGTTGACGCAACGTCAAAGCCAGGCGGGGTGACGATGAACATTGAAGTTAACCAGAGCATCCCGGCCCAGGTGGATTTTCAACAGGAGGGCAACCAACTGAAGATGTTCATCCGCGAGGCGAAGAAGCAGATCGCGGGCGACCTGGCTCGGGGTAACGGCGACGTTTCCAAGGCGCTGTCGCAGGGATGGGGCGTCAAGAGGGCTGCGCGATGAGCATTCTCAAAAGGCTTTACGCCAGCTCTGGGCCGGAGATCATTCATGAAGTGCTCGAGATTACCGATGGGATCACCACCTACTGGATGACCAAGGGATGGGACGAACTGACCATCACGCTGGAAACAGGTCAGGTGGTGGTGTGCACGCCATGCGGCATGGACCTGGCCCTGCCGGCGCGCAATGACGACGGCACCCAGGATCTGACCTTCGCGCTAAGCAACATCGACGGCATCGCCTCTGGCTTCATCCGCGCAGCGCTCAGGGATGGGCGCAGCATGTCGCTGGTCTACCGGGCGTACACCTCTGACGACCTCGGCGCACCGGCCCATGCCCCGCACCGATTCAAGATTAAGGGCGGTTCCGTCACGGCCACCCAGGTCTCGGTGACCGCCGGCTACTTCGACCTGCTGGATACCCGCTGGCCTCGCAATACCTACAACCTCAACGCATTCCCAGGGCTGCGCTACCTATGAACATCGATAAATACACCCTCGGCGCCTACGTCGAGGGCGGCCGACTGTGGCCGCATGTCGACTGCTACGGGCTGGTGCTGGAGGTTCGGCGCGACCTGGGCCTGCCGGACTGGCCGGAGTGGGCAGAGATGCGCAAGGCGGATGGCGGCTTTGCGCGGGCCTGTGAAGAGATGATCCAGACCGCAGTGACCTGCTGCGCGGCTGGGCACGGCGCGGTCGCCGCAGCTTACCGAGGCCAGGTGCAGGACCACGTTGCCATTGTCCTGGAAGTGGCCGGCGCCCTTGAGGTGCTGGAGATCAACCCCAAGCGAAACGTCAGCCTGACGCCCCTGCGCCGCTTTGAGCGCCGTTTTTCCAGAGTGGAGTACTACCGATGATCAGGCTTTACCCGAGTGGCCTTGAGGGCGAGCCGCTTGAAACGCACGTCATCGAAACCCCGATCCTGCTGGTTGATTGGTTAAAGCAGCAGGCGCCTGACTTCTCGTTGGACCGCGAACACCCGATTTGCATCAAGGTCGGTGGCGTTACGCTCCCTCCGGATGCATGGGCAAGGTTCGTGCTTAGACCAGAAACAGATATGAAAATCTACCCGGTGGCCAGAGGAACAGGTCTCGAGATCGCGGCTTGGGCAGCCGTCGCCGCCGTTGCTGTTGCCTTGGTAGTGTCTCTGTCGATGAAGATGCCCAGCGTTTCGCAGCCTGGCCAGGGCGACTCGATGGACCTCAACCCGGCGAAGGCCAACCGGGCCAAAGTCAACGAGCCGGTGCGGGAGATCCTTGGGCGGTACAAGGTCTACCCAGATTATGTGGTGCAGCCGGTTTCCCGCTTCGTCAACCAGCGCGAACTGCACACCAGCCTGTGCTTGTGCGTGGGAGCGGGCTCGCACTCGATTTTGCCCAGCAGCATCAAGATCGGGGATACCCCGCTGGCTGCCTTCGGCGCCGATGTGTCGTATGCGTTCTACGGACCGGGGGAGAGCCTTGCCGGCGATCTCCGGTCGGAAAACTGGTATTCGGTAGGGGAGGTTGGTGGCACCGATGCCGGCACCTCGGGCCTAGACACCGCCTCCACGGCCACTGGCGGCACCTCGGTGATTGCCGACGCGCTGGTATTGGGCGGGTTGAGCGTGAGCTTGGCAGGCGAGAACCCCGAGTTCCCCGAAGAGTGGGCGGCCGGCCTGACCATCACCATGCGGACCCCGAACAGCTACACGGTGAGCAGCGTTGGTGAGTACGACCGCATCTCTGGCCCGCTGGCGGATTTGGGGCCATTCCTCGGCATGAAGGTCACGCTATCGACCGACGTGGACTATGACCTGGTGGTCGCCAACTATTCGCCCTACGTGCCGCCGGTACCCGGGTCGGGCGGCAGCCCGTCAGCCGTGCAGGCGAGTGCGTCGCCGACCACCTACGACTTCGCGGCATCTCCAGCGGTTTGGACGATCACCTACCGCGGGAACACGCGGACGATTTCGCTGGCCTCCAACTTCTTGAACATGAGCGGCCTGGTCTCTGCCATCACCTCCCAGCTTGATGGGATGGGGCTGACGGCGCAGGACAACTCTGGCCGGCTGTTGATCGCCGAGCCATCAAGCCCCTATCGGGGTGGCACCCTATCGCAGTCCAACGCGCCCGTGGCCGTGTTTGGCGTGGCCCCGGTCTACACCGTGGGCTCGGCATCGGCCGGCGGTGTGCCGGAGCAGCCGGCATACATCGAGCTCAACTACGACAACGGCACGCCGTTCGCCGGGCTTGAAGACGGCTCCCAGCGCCTGTCCCTGGGATATCGCAGCCATCGTTACACGATTACCGGTATCGATGGCTTGACGATGACCGTGCAGCGCCTCACCGACGCCGGCCTGGTCGACACCGGATGGGCCGGGTTCACCGTGCGCACGCTGCTGGACTTCTCGCTTGGTGCGGACGGGGCTTCCACCCTGGACTGGCTTGGGCCGTTCATGGCAGTGCCAGAGCAGGAACTGACCGACACCATCGAGTACGACTTCTATCTGCCGGGTGGCTTGGCCTGGTACAAGAGCAACGGCCACCGTCGGGCGGGCTCGCTGAATGTGTTCGTCGAGTGGCGCGATGCGGCAATTGGCGGGTCCTGGACCCGAGAGGTGCACAACCTGCAGAGCAACACCGAGGACGCCATCGGCTTCACCTTCCGCAAGACCCTGCCGTACAAGATGCGCCCGCAGTACCGCGTCAGGCGAGAAAAGCCCGAGAGCGGCGGGAACACGCGCGACACGATTTACTGGTATGGGCTGCGCTCGAAGCTGGAAGCCCCCAATGTTTACCCCGGGGTGACCATCTTCACCGCCTCCATCAGGACTGGCGACCGCCTGGGCGCTCAGTCCGATCGGCGCGTCAGCTTGGTTGCTGAGCGGCTGTACGAGGGCTTTGCTGGCCGCTCAATTAGCGGTGCTGCGCTGCACGTGCTGGGCAGCCTGGGGATTCCGGCCGGCGAGGTTGATACGCCGAAACTGCTCGGGCTGGAGTCGTCACACTGGACGCCTCGCGGCGAGACCTTCGACCTCGAGTACACCGAGGCCTCGTCGGTGCGCGAGGTTCTGCAAACGATCTTCGCTGCCGGCATGAGCCACCTCACACTGACCGAGGGTCTGATCAGTGCGATTCGGGAGGGGGTGCAGCCCGTGCGGGGCACCATCACCAACCATGAGCTGACTGACGAGCTGACCGCCTCGTTCACGGCGCCGGGTCAGGATGACTTCGACGGGGTGGACGTGAAGTACGTCGATCCCCGCACTTGGTCGGAAGAAACCGTGCCGTGCCGACTGGGAGAAAGTCTCGGCCTGAAGGTCGACGCGATCACCCTGGATGGTGTTCTGGATCGAGATCGCGCCTGGCGGATCGGCATGCGCGTGCTGCGTAAGCACCAGTCTCAGCGCTGGTCGTACTCGGGAACCACCGACCTGGAGGTGCTGTGCTATGAGCGGTTCGATCGCATGGCCCTTTCTGACGACATCCCTGGCACCAGCCAGTCTGCGCTGATCGTCGGCGCCGAGCTGGTCGGCGACCGCGTGGTGCTCGAGGTCACCGAGCCGCTGGACTGGAACGTGGACAACCCGCGCATCCTGATCCGCCGGCACGATGGTTCGGCCACCCCGCTGATTGTGCCAACCCGGGTGGGTGAGTACGAGATGAGCATCGCTGCTACCGACTTGGACTTCGACCTGGTGACCGATCTGTCGATTGAGCCGGCCCGGCTGCTGTTCGCGGCATCCACTCAGGTGGGGTACAGCGCAATGATGAGCGAGATCAACCCCGGCAGCGACGGCAGCTGTGACTTCTCGGCCCTGGAGTACCGCGACGACTACTACGCCGACGATGACGGCTTCGCCCCGACATAAGGACCGATCATGGTTGTTTACCCTCAATCGCTGCCCATGCCGCTGCGCGAGGGCTACGGCTTCACGCCGGTCAGCCCGATACGCCGGTCCAACAAGGTCAGCGGCCGCTCAGTACAGCGGCGCCTGTACAAAAGCGTGCCGACTGTAGCCTCCGTGCGCTGGATCTTCAGCGACTCCCAGGCGCAGGCCTTCGAGGCCTGGTTTGAGGAGCAGCTGGTTTCCGGCAGCCAGTGGTTCGAGTGCCTGCTGAAGGTCCCGGGCGGGATACGGACCTACAAGGCCCGGTTCATGGATATCTACGAAGGCCCCACCCTAGTTGGCAAAAGCAACTGGTCGTTCTCGGCCAATCTTGAGCTGTGGGAGCGACCAATAATCAAAGGCCCGTGGGGCAATTACCCGGACATTATCGCCGGCTCCCCGATTATTGACCTTGCTATCAACCGACAGTGGCCAGAGGCCGAGTAGTTCCAACGCGTTCAATTATCCGGCGCTGCCGGACCCCGACGAGCATGCCCGCCAAGTGCGGGCTTTTTTGTGCCCGGAGCAAATATGGCTAACAACACGCTCAACCCGATGCCGTCCAGCGACCCGCTGGACTTCTTCGACAACGCCGATAATCTCGACCTGGGCATGAACAGCACTGACGAGACCTTCCTTGATCGCTTCGGTCGGCCAAGAAACACTTATCAGGCATTTCACAACCTGGTCATCAACGCAAAGCAGCAGATTGATCCAACTGTTGCTGCAGCTAAGGATGCTGTTAACTCCACAGCGAATACGGCTATCGAGCAAATGCAGGAAACGGCTGCCACTCTTGGCGACGACCTGAACAACAAGCGTTACGACGAGTACGCCGATATGCTGGCCGACCCTCAGACGCGCGATGCGGTGGTTGGAGTTGTCGATGATGACCCTGACCAATCTAAAAACGGCTGGTACTACTGGAGTGCGGTTAGCAAGACCTGGGCCTATTTCGTCAACCAGCCTGTTTTCACATCCTTACTGTCTCGGGTGGAGGGCGCCGCTCTTTCCTCAGCCCCCATATCCGACGTGTCCCTCTCCATCTCTTGGGCTGGGGAGGCGACAGGCGGGGGCTCGTTAATTAGTCGATCTGGAAGCCCGGTTGGTATAAAAATCCGGTCCGGGTCGAACGGTTTTGTTTCCTATCTCCTAGCGAGGGTCCCTGTCGCGGTCGCCGACCCCGCACGGCTTGCGGGGTCTACTATCCAAGCCGTTATATCCGGGAGGGTGACTGGCGACTTCGGCGCCCGAACAAAGCTAAGGGGGGATCGAGCGTTTCGAGTTTCTCGCACGTCCGATGTGTTAGACGTCGGAAGGGTCGTAAGCGAAAGTTACGGCGGGGGATTGTACAAGCGTGTTGTGGAGTACACCGTACACCCGGACGACACACAAATTATGGTAGTTCTAAGTGTCGCTCAAGGGGGCGCGGTAAGTGTTGACAGCTCTATAATCTTCGACCGGGTTTCCTTGGGGGTCGTTACAAGTGACGCCCGCTTGACCCCGTTTAACGCGGAATACCTCGGCAGGACAAGTATCCTAGAAGAAGTGAATACCCACGCAGGCCTTTCGTGGACTTGGGAGCCGGAAGTAATTGACACAGGGTATGGGGCCGCAGCCAATGGCGCTCAAACACTGCCGGCCGGGGCATCTTCGCCGAATATTTCCGGCATTCTGATACCGTCCGGGGCCACCGGAAGGGACTCATTCTTCTTCAACCTGGTCAACCTCGACGAAGTTCAGGTTAAGGCACTTTCCGGGAGCGCTGTCCGGATTACCGCCAATTTCAGCGCGCCGCAGGGGGCCATTGACGCGATTGATTTTGTGAAATCTGCAGGAATGCGCGCAGTCCGCGGATCTTCGGCCAGTGCCTCCGTGAGCGCTAAACTAGTCGACATTAGCCAGAGCGGAACGACGATTACCAAGGTAGTGGACTACGTCGTAGACCCTACAGATAAGCAGTGGGCGATCTCCATTCAGGTGCACCCAGACTCGCCGGCACTGTCAAGTGGGGTCGATCTTAGGTTCAGGTCGCTATCTTGGTCGGTGATTTCCGGCTCCGGGGCTCGGAGAGCTTCTGACGTAGCACTTGATGCCAAACTGGCGAATTACGATAAAGCCCTAGGCTCGAAGTTTGCTGCGCTTCAAGTAACCTCGGGTGACCAGCTGGACAAGGCCAAGGTCACCGGCGGGGCGGACGTAAACGGCGCAATCTTAGTGCGTGAAAATGGCGTTATTGTGGGCTTTGATATCCCGGCCGGTAAGAGCGGCGCAGGCGTCTACAACAGGGTTCTGCTGCCATTCGACGCGGCGACGCGTGCCGCTATCGTGGGCAAGACCATTCGCATGACCCTCGAGGCCGAGGTGAGCACGACCTTTGCTGTCGACAAGCCGTTACGCAAGGACCGCGCCGTTTACGTCGAAGGCGGTATTGGCAACGCCGGCACGCTGGTCAGCGAGACATTCGCAGGCACCCACTATACCCGCGTGGTCGAATACTTGGTGGCGGAAGGCGCAGCGCTGTTTGGGCCAGTTGTCAGCTACGTTGCCGGTACGGTGTCCGCCAATCCCAACAGCTTCCGTCTGAAATCGGTGCGCTGGCAGGTATTCGAAGCCAACACAGGCGTCAGCGCGCAAGATTTTATGATCGACCAGCGTATGGCATCGGATCCTAAGGGGACCGCAGCGAGCCAGAACTACGCCGGTACTCTGACCGTTGCGGGCACCCAACTGGAAACTAAGGCGGTGACCGGCTTCGCCCCAACCATCCAGGCGTTCACACTCAACAACCTGGCTGGGTCGCTCAAGACAGAAGCGCAGGCAGTGGCGATCGCTGCCCCGGATACTGAACTAGTCGCGGATTACCCCTTCACCCTGATTGCTGCGCCTTCCGGGGGGGCGATCCCTGGCGCGCGTTTGCCACACCAGTACAGTTCCAACCGGGTCGTTAAGCGGGTTTCGGATGGGGCACAGTTGGTGGAGGGCGTGGACTACGCGGTGAAGCCGAACACTTGCTACATCTACGGCCTCAAGGCGATAGCCGACGAGCCGTGCATCATTAGCTATACAGGGCATCTACACCGATATGACTTGGTGTCGGTCAACTCTGCCACTGGTGCCCTGTCGGTGACGAGGGGCACCGGGCGTGCCATCGACCCGGAGGAGTACAAACCAGCGCTGCCTGCGGGGCAGGTCCGGCTCAATGAGGTGTACGTCTACCCCTCGGGCGTCGACGTGCTGCAGAGCTGGCGATACCGTGACCTGCGAGATCAACTGGCGGGTCAAGCCTATGATGACTGGCTGGCCTACTGTCGCTCCAAGCTACCGAAGACGCTGGCCAAGCTGCGCCGTGGGCAGCGCATTCGGCTGATCGGCTACGGGTCCAGCAGCGTGGATATGGGCGGAGGGGTGCTGTACCCACTGCAGCCTAATATTAACCGCGACCTAGCGTCGTTCTTTGACCGCATTCCAGCGGATACGCGGGCGAAGTATCCGGTCTATACCAACAGTGACCCTGACTTCACTTGGTCTAGCCAGTCACACGTCAAGTACGGCTTCGTCTGGCAATTGATTGCGGCGATGCGCGAACGCTGGGGCGCTGACGTGGAGTATCGCAACTGGGGTGTCGGGGGCACCACTTCGTCTGACACCATGTCCAACGGCGTGCCAAACGGGGCACACCCTGACCGGCTCAATGCTATGCTGGCCGACCAGGGCGACCTAATGGTGCTGGCCTTTGCCAATGGTATAGGGGCCGATTGGTGGTACAGCTCGCACCGGTCCATCATCGAGGCGTTCAAGGCTCGCGGCGGCGAGGTGATTGTCTTGACTTCGCCACGGTTGAATGTCTACGGGGAGTCAAGCCCGGGGGATACCACTTGGAAAAAGTCTTACGACGACAGCATACAGGTGGCCCTTGATACCGGCTGCGCCTACGTCCCGACCAACCTGATCGAGGGCCCCGGCCGTGAGGGCTGTACAGGCCTTAGTCACCGCAACATGACCAACGCCAACCTGTACAACCACGGCGGCCCGATCCAGCTGGGCAACACAGGCAAGTTGATGGCGATGATCATTCCCTAGCCTCAGATTTTCTTGTGCCCGCCACGTGCGGGCTTTTTTTCACTTGGAGAGCTGAATGCCTACCGCTAAACAGCAGGCCATGCAAGTGCGAATCAGCGGCGAGCTGGTCGACCGCGAGATCTCCAGCATCACTCGCTCTATAAAGGAAGACGGGTCGGCCGTGGAGTACCCCGAGCCACTCCTTGCCGTCAACGAGGTCGTCTTCCGCCCAGACGACGACCCGGCACCCATCATCGTGACCCGCACCATCCCGGCCTGACCGCCACCCATCCAAAGCCGCCTTCGGGCGGTATTTTTTCGCCTGGAGAAAACCCATGACCACACCCCGCGGCGTCCGCAACCGCAACCCCGGAAACATCGATTTCAACCCCCGCAACAACTGGCAGGGCCAGATCGGCAAGGAGCCGGGCGGGCGCTTCGCTCTATTCGACACCCCCGAGAATGGCATCCGCGCCCTGGGTAAACTGCTGATCAACTACCGGGGCAAGGACGGCATGCCCGGCGTGGGTGGGAAGGGCATCGACACCGTGCTCGAAACCATCAACCGGTGGGCACCGAGCAACGAGAACGACACCCAGGCCTACGCCTCTGCTGTGGCCAAGCGGATCGGTGTGGGCATTGTCGACCCGATCAACATCAAGGACCCGACCACGCTCCGTGGGATGGTGGTGAGCATCATCATCCACGAGAACGGCGGCAACCCGTACCCGGCGGCGATCATCGACGAGGGTGTGCGGAGGGCACTGGCATGACGTCCTGGGCGATTCGATCGCTGGTGCTTCTGGTGCTACTGGCGACCCACTACTGCGCCTACCAGCATGGGCGATCGGTGGAGCAGGCAGTGGCCGGCCAGGCCTCAGCGAAGAAAGACAGCGGCGACCGCCTGGCCGAGGTGCTGGGCGAGCGCAGCGCGAGACAGGAAGAACAACGACGCGCCGAGGCGCAGGAGGAGGCGAGAGTCCATGCCCACGAAGAACGAACGATTGCGGATGCTGGCGCTGCTGGCGCCGATGCTGCTGGCCAGCGGCTGCGCGACGACAGCGCCAAGCTCGCCGCCACCGTCAGTTGCCCCGGCACGGATACCGCCGCTATCGCCCGAGGCCAGGCAGCCACCCGCGCCGCCATGGTGCTCTCCGACCTGCTCACACGGGCTGATGAACGAGCGGGAGAGCTGGCGAAGGCTTATGACCGTGCCCGAATAGCGGGACAGCAGTGTGAGCAGGAATATGACGCTTTGCGGGTGCAAGAATAGTTCAAGAGTCGTGCGTATTTCTCGTACCACTTTTTGTACCAAAAGAGGTTTTTTATGGGGGAATCAGGGGGATTTTTGGCCCCTGAAAGCCTTTAAAACCCCCTTTTCCAATACTCCTGCTAATCCGCACATAAGTCCTTACCGGTTTTTCCGTTGGGGAGGGGGTGCCCAGGATTAGGGCACCTTAAGGAACTGACCGATGTGCTTTTTGAGAGTTTTAGAACGATTTGTTATATGTGGTTGGGTGACGGGTGCTTGTCTTGGGAGTTGTGGTGTTGCGCAAATCGAGCGCCGCCCGCGCGGCGCTCGATCTTAAAGGCGCAGCAAATCTATCGGCAAAGCACCCCGATGCAATTACTTCCCCCGAATCAGCTTACGCAAGGCAAACCGGTTCGGATGACACGCCTCTGCCACTGCCCGGGGCAACGGCAGCGGTTCACCACACACCCAGGCCGCCACCAGCTCGCCACTGAGCGGCGCCGTGATCAACCCGCGCGACCCATGCCCGCTGTTCACATACAACCCATCCAGCCAAGGGCAGGCTACATCTGGCACTTGCCGGGCATCCCGGCCCAACACCGCATAGGCCTCGGCAAACGCCTGCACATCAGCTACCGGCCCCACGATCGGCAGGTAATCCGGGCTGGTGCAACGGAACGCCGCGCGCCCCTGCAACTGCTCAGGGGCTAACTCGGCCGTGCCCAATCGCTGGGCCAGATCGACGGAAATCTCGTCCAGCAACGCCAGGTTGCCCTGGTGCTCGGCCAGCGTCGGCGCCAAGTCTTCGCTGTGGAAATCAAAGCTTGCGCCCAGGGTATGTTCATCACCGCGCGGCGGCGCCACGTAGCCCTCTGCACACACCACGGTGCGCAGCGCCCGGCTGCTGGCGGTGGCGGGCAAGCGGGTAATCTGCCCCCGGATACGCTTGAGCGGCAGTTGCGCGCAAGGCTCGAAGCGCCTTACTTCGGCGGCACCGGCCAGAATCACCACGGGCGCGCTGGCAATCAGGCAGTCACCCGCCCAGGCCTGCCACTGCTGGTCGACCTTGCGCAGCTCCAGCACTTCCTGGTGGGTGACCAGCCGAATCCCTGGGTGCTGCAGCTGTTGCTGGCACAACGCAGGTGGGTGCACCCAGCCGCCTTCGGGGTAGAACAACCCGCCGGCCGGCAAGGCCACCCCGGCGACGGCTTCAGCTTCTGTACGTTCCAACGCGTGCAGCAGGTTGTAGTCGAAAGCGGCGGCCAGCTTGCCTTGGCGCTCAGCTTCCTTGTTGTCGAAGGCCAGTTGCAGCACGCCGCAGGCATCCCAGTCGCGGCCACGCTGCAGGCGTTCAAGCTGGCGCCGGGTGTAGCCGAAACCGGACAGGATCATCTGTGAAAGTGCGGTGCCATGGGCGGACAGCTTGAGGTACAGCACCCCCTGCGGATTGCCCGAAGCCTCCTGGGCCGGCGCTTCGTGGCGCTCCAGCACGGTGACCTGCCAGCCACGCCGGGCCAGGCTGGCAGCGGTTGTGCTGCCGGCCAGCCCGGCACCGATCACCAGTGCCTCGCGTGGCCCCTGTGAAGGGGCGGGGCGCGCGTACCAAGGTGCGCCTGGGGCTGGCAGGGGGCCGACGTAGGCGCCGCTCATCACCTCCCACTTCTTGCCGATGCCTGGCACCTTCTTCATGGCGAAACCGGCTTCGACCAGGCTGCGGCGCACCCAGCCGGTGGTGGTGAAGGTGCCCAGCACAGTGCCCGGGTGCGATAACCGCGCCAGCTGCGCGAACAGCTCTGGTGTCCACATGTCGGGGTTCTTGGCGGGGGCGAAGCCATCCAGGAACCACACATCAATCTGCGCATCGAGCTGTGGCAGCTGCTCGAGCACGTCGCCGATCAGCAGGGTCAGGGTGACCCGGCCATTGGCGAAGGTGAATTGCTGAAAGCCCGGGTGCACCGCCACATATTGTTCCAGCAGTGGCTCGGTGTAGGCGGCAAGTTCAGGCCACAGGCGCACGGCGCGGGCCATGTCGTCGTGGCCGAGGGGGTATTTCTCGACACTCACGAAGTGCAGGCGCGCGTCGCTGTGGGCGTGCTGGTCAAACAGTTGCCAGGCGCAGAAAAAATTCATGCCGGTGCCAAAGCCGGTTTCGCCAATCACCATGCAGCTGTGCGGCGTCAGGTTGGCAAAGCGCTCGGCCAGGCGGGTCTGGCCGAGGAATACGTGCTTGGTTTCTTCGATGCCTTCGTTGACCGCGAAATAGACGTCGTCATATTGCCGCGAGTGGGGGCGGCCCTGGTCGTCCCAGTCGATCTGGGCGTGCTGGAGGAGGGTGGACATGGTTGGCTCGGTTGCAGCGGATGGCGGGATTTTATGCCATCCGGGTTACCTGTGGGAGCGCGTTCACTCGCGAACAGGTCAGTACAGGCATAAATGAAATCCGCTAGTCTTGCTTATCCATTGAAGGAGCCAGTGCATGTTCGAATCCGCCGAAATCGGCCACAGCATCGACAAGGAGGCTTACGACGCCGAGGTGCCCGCTTTACGCGAGGCCCTGCTCGAAGCCCAGTACGAACTCAAGCAGCAGGCGCGCTTCCCGGTGATCGTGCTGATCAACGGCATCGAAGGCGCTGGCAAGGGTGAGACGGTAAAGCTGCTCAACGAGTGGATGGACCCGCGCATGATCGATGTGCTCACCTTCGACCAGCAGACCGACGAAGAGCTGGCACGGCCGCCTGCCTGGCGTTACTGGCGGGCTTTGCCACCCAAGGGGCGGATGGGCGTGTTCTTTGGCAACTGGTACAGCCAGATGCTGCAGGGGCGGGTGCACGGGGTGTTCAAGGATGCCGTGCTCGATCAGGCCATCATGGGCGCCGAGCGCCTGGAGCAGATGCTGTGCGATGAAGGTGCGCTGATCATCAAGTTCTGGTTCCACCTGTCCAAGAAGCAGATGAAGGCACGGCTGAAATCGCTCAAGGACGACCCGCTGCACAGCTGGAAGATCAGCCCGCTGGACTGGCAGCAGTCGCAAACCTACGACCGCTTCGTGCGCTTTGGCGAGCGCGTGCTGCGCCGCACCAGCCGCGACTATGCGCCGTGGCATATCGTCGAAGGGGTAGACCCGAACTACCGTAGCCTGGCGGTGGGGCGCATCCTGCTGGACAGCCTGCAAGCCGCGCTGGCCAACAACCCCAAGGGCAAGCACCAGGGCAATGTCGCCCCGCTGGGCCGCAGCATCGACGACCGCAGCCTGCTCGGCGCCCTGGACATGACGTTACGCCTGGACAAGGCTGACTATCAGGAGCAGTTGGTCACCGAACAGGCCCGCCTGGCCGGCCTGCTGCGCGACAAGCGCATGCGCCGACACGCCTTGGTGGCGGTGTTCGAAGGCAACGATGCTGCCGGCAAGGGCAGTGCCATCCGCCGCGTGGCGGCAGCGCTGGACCCGCGCCAGTACCGCATCGTGCCGATTGCCGCGCCCACTGAAGAAGAGCGGGCGCAGCCCTACCTGTGGCGGTTCTGGCGGCATATTCCGGCACGCGGCAAGTTCACCATCTTCGACCGTTCCTGGTATGGCCGGGTGCTGGTGGAACGGGTTGAGGGATTTTGCAGCCCGGCCGACTGGATGCGTGCCTACAGCGAGATCAACGACTTTGAGGAGCAGTTGGTGAACGCCGGCGTGGTGGTGGTGAAGTTCTGGCTGGCGATCGACCAGCAGACCCAGCTGGAGCGTTTTCAGGAGCGTGAGCAGATCCCGTTCAAGCGCTACAAGATCACCGAGGACGACTGGCGCAACCGCGACAAGTGGGACGAGTATGCCCAGGCGGTGGGCGACATGGTCGACCGCACCAGCAGCGAGATTGCACCCTGGACGCTGGTGGAGGCCAACGACAAGCGCTGGGCGCGGGTGAAGGTGCTGCGCACCATCAACCAGGCGCTTGAGGCGGCGTTTGCCAAGGACAAGAAATAGCCAGGGCTCTTGATTGCCTGTTCTGGCCTCTTCGCGCAAAGCCATGCCACACAAGAATGACCTGATGAATTCTTTTCTTGGCACGCTTCCCCGTCACTGCCCTCCAAGCCCGTAGAATCCACCAACCCCCACCACGGGCTTGAACGAGGACGCTATGCACACCACTTCCGGCCGCTGGAGCTATGGCCTGTTCCTGGCACTTCTGACCGCATTGCTCTGGGGCATCTTGCCGATCAAGCTCAAGCAGATACTGCAAGTGGTCGACCCGATCACCGTCACCTGGTACCGCCTGCTGGTTTCCGGTGGCCTGCTGTTCGCCTGGCTGGCAGCCAGGCGGCGCTTGCCGTCGTTCACCCGGCTGGCGCCGAAGGGCAAGGGCCTGGTCGTGGTGGCGGTGCTTGGCCTGATGGGCAACTACGTGCTGTACCTGATCGGCCTCAACCTGCTTAGCCCCGGCACGGCGCAACTGGTGGTACAGGTCGGCCCGGTGCTGTTGCTGGTGGCCAGCGTGTTCGTGTTCCGCGAGCGCTTCAGCCTGGGGCAGGGCGTGGGCCTGGTGATTCTGCTGGCGGGTTTTGGCCTGTTCTTCAACCAGCGCCTCGAAGAGCTGCTGACTTCATTGGGCACCTACACCACCGGCGTGCTGACCATTCTGCTGGCCACCAGCATCTGGGTGTTCTACGCCCTCAGCCAGAAGCAACTGCTGACCGTGTGGCATTCACAGCAGGTGATGATGGTGATCTACCTCAGTTGTGCTGCGCTGCTCACGCCTTGGGTACACCCGCTGGAGGCGTTGCAACTGACCCCGGTGCAGGGCTGGCTGCTGCTGGCCTGCTGCCTGAATACCCTGGTGGCTTACGGCGCTTTTGCCGAGGCGCTGGCGCACTGGGAGGCGTCGCGGGTGAGTGCCACCCTGGCGTTGACACCGCTGGTGACCTTTGTTGCGGTGGCACTCGCGGCACTGGTGTGGCCGGAGTATGTGCACGCCGAGGACATCAATGCCCTGGGCTATGTAGGGGCGGTGACCGTGGTGTCCGGCTCGGCGCTGGTAGCGCTGGGACCATCGCTGGTGGCCAGTTGGCGGGCGAGGCGTGCGCGGTTGGC